CTTGAATGAATCTATGTTCAGCACGACCGGGTTTTGTGTCATCCCCTATGTTTGCATAATCATCTGTGTCTAACTTTTCTCTCAAAGTTTTTATATTCACGTTAGGATCTTTTTTTAAAGTCTCTGCTCCCTTGTGTAAAATTTCGTGCATAATTATCATGTCGGTAGGACTTTGAAAATAATCCTTTGCTACGTTCATTGGCTCTACTACCACCATATTGTCCAAAGGAAAATACATACCTTTAGCAAGTCCGAGGCCTCTTAGCTGTTCTGTTAAAGCTTCCTTCCTTTGTTTTTCGGACATATCGTCCGTTACTGTTGGATATATTGTTAAAAAATCAGATAATGTTCTGTTATCTCTTAAACCAGCTTGCATCATTTTGTAAGCCAGTGGATCAAAGCCTACCCTGTTAATTAATTCTAAACCCATTTCCTGGTCAGCAAGTTCTGAAAGAGCCTCTGCCTCTGTCTTGGCAGGGACTATTTTTGGAGCTTGTTCTTCAAATATATTTCTTTCTGGCTGAACTTCACCTCCAGTTTCAAGATACTGTGCAAAAGGTTCTATGCCCCGTGGGCCGCGGTTCATATTGATCGCCTTGTCTTTCATTTCAACCACGCCGCCTTCCTGCTTCATAATATCTGGATCATCCGCTGCGGAGGGATCTTTTTTGGCATAAGGGCTCTGCAATACCTTTGTGCTGCCCTTGGGCCTGTCTACCAGCATAATTAAAGATACTGAACCAGGGTCTTCTACGTCGTTCAAGTAAGGTATATGTGTAAAACCATCTTTTGCTAACTTTTTTCTGTACTCTTTTACAAATTCTCTAAATTTTGCAAAAGGAAAATCTTCAAATCCCGGCTCTGCGGAAAGATGTTTCATTGTATAATAACCATCAAAATCCTGACCTTTTGGTAATGTTTTGTTAAATTCATCAATCAAGTGTTCGTTTAGGTCAAACTCACTCCACTCTTTAGCCCCTGCAAATCGTTTACTATCTACAGTGCTTGGAGTAAAAGGTTTTGTAGTATCCGCTAAAAGAGGGAAAGTCCCGCCAAAGGTTGTTCTTGGTATAGGTTTACCATCAGGACCATATCCTACGTTACCTGTGGGCACATCATCAATACCCGGCAGTCCGGCTGTTCCCAAACCCATTCTAGTTTCATATCTATCCCTTGCGGCCTTTTTTGTACCTACATGAACACCTAATGAGTCAATTACAGCTGGAGATTTATCAGGATCGAATTTTGTAAAGTTTAATTGCACGTCCGGTGAATAATGAAAAACAGGTGTGTCTATTTTACTGAAAGGTGTTTTTATTGCATCTATAACAGACTTACGCTGATCGCCTATGCCCCTGCCGCCCGGTATTTCATTGATCTTTAAATCTCCCGCAGCTGCTCTTATAACATCCTTATACAAAGGTCCGCCTTGCACAATCACATCGTCATACCCTGTCATTGTGTTTTTTATCCTGTTTAATTGATCAGGATCGTTTTTAAACGCCTGTGCTTTAGCCACAGACATCTTTTCATTATAGTTTTTTAAAGGAGTATTTGCTTTTATAAGTCCGTGTTTCGCGGACATAATAGCGACATCTACGTTTTCTGGAATGCCTTGCTTTCTTAAACTTTGAAAGACAGGGCCTAAGTATCTATCTATCGCTTTCATATTCTTATCATCAGGACACTTCTTATCACTGCATGATACAATCAAAAGTTTACGTCCTTGTTTTGTTTCCGGGTTAAACAAACTTCCGGGCCCCAAACTATATGTTTCATCACCTTTTGTAGCAAAACTTAATTCTTCTTTTTGATCTTCTTTTTTTACAGCTGATGGGAACAGCTCTTCTTGTCCCAGCTCTCTTGCCTTTTCTATTTCAGGAACTTTTCCAGGAGTTACCTTTGTTGGATCTTTACCAAACCCTGCCATCAAAACAGAAGTGTCTACACCCTCCGCTGCTGGTTTTGGTCCAAGATAAGGAATAAAATCTTCAATCCCTTTTTTGGCATATCTTGCCACAGGACCTATGCCCGGTGCAACCGAAGCTGTGCCTAATATACCTAAGCCAAGACCTAACAACGCCTTTTTGTAGTTCGGATCTTGCATTAAAGTTTTAGCTTGAGATAAAATACCCGGTAGCTCGTAAGCTGCTATGGCTTCACCTGTGCCGGGCATCACAGAAGCACCAAAATACTGGCCTTCCGCAAATGCTTCTGGGTCTTCTTTGTAAGCTTGCTGTTTTGCTAGATAACTAGACATCTCTTCCTAAGACTTGTGACACTTGAGCCAAGAGCCGTGGGTCCTGGGCCGGGGCCCCTGCTTGTTTCATCATTCTTTGCAGGACAGTCATGTTTCTGTCAGGTGGCATCTCTTGTAGCTGTATGGTTGTTTGTTTCAAAGTTTCAATGCCAGCATTACCTCCACTTTCTAGTCCAATAGAGCGAATGCCTTCTGATTCCATTGGTAGTTCTGTCGGAGCTTCGTAACTAATATCGCCTATGTCAACGTCATAAAGAGGTGGTGCCATACCCTCATATTGTTCTTCTCTTAAATCAAAGACTTCTGGTTTAAGTGTTTCATCTAACAAACGATCGAAGATAGCATCTTCGTCGTATTGTTCCTTGTTTGCATTTTTTACTACAGAATCAGCCATGTTACCCTCAATAATACGCTCTTACTTTGACAGAATCAACCTCTTCGCCCCAATCATCACTCGGTAACTGTACAAAATTACCCTGACGGTACCTCATTAAGGCCTGTGTCATACTATCTACAAGGTCATCATACTCTCCATTTGGAAAAGCTGCAACCTCTTCTATCATTTCGTCTGCAAAAGTTTCATCGGGGGCCCAAACCATGCCCGCTTCAAACAATGGAGACACAGAATGCACTCTTGACACCTTATCGTTACCTTTACTTGGTGTAAAATTGACAACTGGAATGCCCATGTTCCGTAATTCGTGGGTCAAGGGCATTCCTGACGCCTTAGCTTCAACGATTACTGTCTCGGGGTCCCAATAATTATACTGTTCTAACGCTAATTCCTTTAATTCTGGAAAATCCCACCGTCCTTTTTTGCTATCAAGCAAAATTAGAGCGGGTTGACCGCCTTCTTCTTCTGGATAAAACACGCCCCACGTCGTAATCGCACTAAAATCTGCTGTTTCACGCTTAGAAAACGCCGTATCGTAGCTCTGAATGACATATTGAAGGTTTGGAACGCTTGTTTTTTCCCATCTTTGCCACCATTCACGCTTAATGATAGCATTCTCTTCGCCCGTTGGCTGCTGCTGATACTGGGCGTTCCATTTGCTCGGGGGTATTGACGCTTTTACAGCCGTTAAGTCTTTCAAGCTCCAGTACTCGGGCCAACACGGCTCACCGTTATCGAATATTGCAGGAAGTTCCACGACTTCCCACTGATCGGCCAACGGGTCTTTAGCCATAGAACGCATCAACTGACCAGTTAAATCCTTTTCGGACCACCGGGTCTGCACCAAAACGATTGTGCCACCGGGTTGTAGTCTCTGTCGGGGGCCCCCAGTGTACCAATCCCATGCATCTTCAAAACCATTATTGCTCATCGCAGTCTGTTCTGAGTGCGGATCATCAATGATAACAAGATCACCACCACGACCAGCTAAGTTTGATCCTACACCGACGGCATAATACATACCTCCCTTGTTTGTATCCCATCTTCCTGACGCTTTACTGTCTGCTGCAAGTTTAACTTCTGGAAAAACTTCATGAAACTCATCCGTGTCCAAAAGGTTTTTTACCTTACGACCAAAATTTACAGCAAGCTCTGTTGTGTGTGTTGCCTGAATGATTTTCATATTTGGGTTTCTGCCCATCATCCATGCCGGAAACAAAAAGGATGCGAACTCTGACTTCGTATGTCTTGGTGCCATGTTGATAATAAGTCTCTTTAGTTCCCCATTCGCAACTCGTTCTAATTTCTCTGCGATGATTTCATGATGACGACCTTGAATGAAAGACGGCCATATGGTTTTGACGAATGATAAAAAGTTATTTTTACAAGCTTCATTCTTCTCTAACTGAGCTAATCTTAGTTCTAGTTTTAAGCGTCTCTCGTCGTGTCTATTACCATCCATGTAGGGGCCCCTAAGCTATGTTATTTTATGCCATTTATCGCTTATTATAATATAGTTAACGGCTATTTCAAATTATATGTGAATATTTGTGAAAAACTTGCACCTTGTGGCCATACCGCAGACTGCTGTGCCGTAAAAAAATTGTAAAAAATAATTGATTCTAGCCGTATGAATTAACCTTTATTTTCTAAGGATCCTATGACAATTTTACACGCTCCAAGGCTCTTTATTTGGCGTCCTGATGCCGTTATATTTTCCGTTCCGTCCGAAGCTTCCGGGATGTTGATTCGTGGATCTCGGCAAGTTGTCCAAATTGCTTTTTAATTTCTCAATGGTTCTTGATTCGCTGTTCTCGGTTCAAAGTTCTACAGCTGTAAATATTACGCCGTAGGTTTTAAACAGCTGTATGCGTCCCGTTGGGCAAGGTTTAACTATTTAAAACATAAAAAAACGCCGTCAATAATTAACGGCGTTCTATAAGCTTCTAACAGCTGTTAAAGTTTAGATATTTAATTTAAATGTCTGGTCGGTCTCCAGTGATTTAATTAAAATGTGATTCGCTCCATTTGTTTTTTCTTTATGGAATCTGAATCCAATTAACTTAAATTTATAAGAATAAATAATATTTTCTAATTCATTTAAATTAATTTTCTTATCAATAAATTTATAAAAAGCGTCAATAAATTTAAAACTATCTAATAATTTCATTTTGTTTTTTCCTCCATTAAATTGTTAATTTTCTCAATTGTTGGCGTGATAGTTTTAACAAGTGAATTAATTTCATCGCTATGATTAAGAACTCTACATTTAACAATTTCAAATATTAAATTATCAAATTGTCTTTTTACTTCTAATTTAAATTTTGATTTTTCCACAATAAAACCTCCTATATAAAAATTAATTGTGTGATAAAAAAAAGCATAAAAAAAAACGCTGTAAAAGTCAAATTACAGCGTTTTAATTTTAATTTATAAATCTCTGGTCAATGCGTTTTAAATATAATTTGTTGGTCTTTTTGATTCCAACATAGTCCACACGTTCCACAATTAGCCGTTTTATTTTCTTGCACTGGGCATACAATTGAAACGCCTTTAACAGGTTTAACAATATCGTATGAATTCGCACTAAATGAAGCTTTTAAATCATTACTAAATCTAATGTGGCAATGTTCATTATTATTAAGCTTAATTATCTCTTTTGCAATTGCTCTGGAATCTGAATAAATCGATTTAATATTATTTGCTGTATATCCATATAAAGCAATATTATCAAAAGTATTTAACATTTTACGCCAAAATTTTACATATTTTACGCTGAAAAAATCGCCTAAAACATGCAAGCGAATCAATAAAAGTTGATTAACACTATTTAATAAATCGTTGTAGATTCTGTTCATCAACAGCTGTTCATCTTTTGCACTCATTCGGTGTGCAAATGGCATATTATTGCCGTAACAATCTGACCAATGCCAACAATCTTCCGGGCAAGTCTCACGTTCTACAAGTGTTAAAGTTACAAATTTATAATTTTTGTATTTACCTTTTAAAACTTTTTTACCTAGTTTTTTATTTGTACTAGGTTTTAATAATTTGAATTGATAATTTTCTAATTCAAAAATGTTCTTTTTATATATTGTAGTTTTTAACATAAAATAACCTTTTTAAAATGTGTGAACTATTAATATAAAAAAAAACGCCGTATGAGTCAAATACGGCGTTTGGATCTGTTAAGGTTGTCAGTTTTTAATTAATTTTTTTTGCTCCAATTTAAAATTTTATTTTGTGCAAATTTATTTAAATAACTTTGTGAAGCCATTAACCTATTAACAGCTTCATCTAATAAATTATCATTTTCTTTTAAACTTTGTTTATTAAGAAAATTAATTAATTGCTGTAATTGTCTTCTAGTTTTTTCAAGTCCTAAATTATCTTTCATTTTTCATTTCCCATAAAATAAAATTAGCAACAAAAAGTCTTCCTCTATCAAAATAAATAGTCTCCTCACTTCCAACAATTTTATCAGGGTCATAATCGTCATAATTTGAGTATTTAGTCTCTTCAATTATTTTTTCTAATTGATTAATTATTTTTTTCTTTTGATTATTTTCCATTTAAAACTCCATGCTGTTTTATTTTTTTACTAAACCATTTTCTTAAAGGTGTATAACCTGAGTTAGTTCTTAGTCCAATAAACTTTTTTAATAAATCCATGTCAGCTAAAATAGATTTAAATGTTTTGGGTTCATAATGAAAAGGGCTACCATTAAACATTTCAGCAATAGAAATTCTATAAAAAACTTCTTTAATATTTTTCTCGGTAAAATGTCCGATTTCAATAACCATTGTAACATAAATCATTTCAGTAATTATCTGATCTGATACGCCGTCAAGACTACATTCTTGATAATTATAATGTAAAGCCATAAATTTTTTCTCCTATAAAATATGTGATATTATGGGATAATAAAAAAAAACGGCGTAAAAGTCAAATTACGCCGTTTATGGTAGGTTTTAAAGTTGGATTATTAAGATGCCAGAGCGACTCTATTCCAATCATTAGATTTAAGATTCAAAACTTTTCCACCTAATTTTTGCCAAAAGTCTACGTTGTCAGCTTCAGCTGTATTTCCAACATTAGTGCAAGCATTAACTAAAGTTGCCTTAGATATTGGCTGTCCTTGTTCATAACCTCTTTGTCCTATGGTATTTAATAAACCATCTAAAACACTTGAAGTTTCTTTTTTAGATAAAGACATAACCTTGCCCAAGTCCTCAACAGCTTCAGTATAATTTTTGCCTACAGCAATTTTATCTTCTTTGGCTAATCTAATTTTTTCAACATTTTCATCAAATGTTTCCCTACTACCATAAGAAGAAATTATATCTCTTAATTGAAGCTTCAGGGCGTGATTATCGGCGTCCTTAGTTTCATCGGTTAAAATGTTATAATGATCTCCAGTTCTAGCACTAGTAATATGTGCTTTCCTAGTTACATTTTCAGTTTGCATCCCATTTAAACAAGCTAATGTCCAAGATATACCAAAAACTGAAATACTACCAAAACCAACTTCGCTGTTAGAAATACCAATCCCATGAGCCATAATATCGTTAACACCTGCATCAGCTGTTATAACTTCGCTTTTCAATCTAATGTAAAGTTTTTTATCGCTGTTGGCATAGTTAACAATCTTCCATGAAGCACCAGACTCCCCAAGTGTAGGCAAGGCAGATTCTAATAAATCAGAATTATCAAAAGTTTTAAATTTATCAGAAACAAATGCTCTAGCAATTCCAGTATGATGATCATAATTAAATGGAGATAATGCATGAGGATTATCATAAGTTCTAATCATTCTTTTAACTGGATTTTTTTCAAATAAAGCATTAACAACGGCGTCCGTTTCCTCTGGAACTTCATTTAATAAACGCCTAAATGTTGGAGCTTGGATTTCAATCTTATTTGCAATTTGATCTAAACATACTTGGTTTGCATTTAAGATTTGAGTTTTCTCTCCTCTATCAGCTTCCATAATAATCTGACTGATTTTAACGCCTTTGTCATTCTCAATGGTTTTAAACTGAAGTTGATTTGTAGGTGCAATAAAGTCTTGTTTCATATCGTTATGACTTTTGATATCAATTAACAAACTCTCTAAAGTCCTACTGTCGTTTTCTAAATGTCTCATATTTTTCTCCTTTGTGTGATAGTTAAAACATAAAAAAAAAACTGAGCAATAAATACTCAGTTTTTAATATATCAGATATTTCTTATATGTAAAGTCTAGTCTGTTTTACAATCTTCTATAAAAAGATGACCTCCACCATTTCCCTCTTCATCTTGGCTTACAGCTACTTGAAAAGCTTTATCGCCTTTTTTGACTAAAAGAACTGGGACATATTCATTCTCATACCATTCCTCTAATTTGAAAGCACATATTTTATATCCAATTAGTTGGCTATAATGTTTTTTTGCCCATTTTTCATAAGTTTTACTATAAGGTACACTCATTATGCAAATCCCCATCTTTTCAAAACTTTAATATCATCTTCATCTACATTGTCGATACGATCAATATAAACTTCAATCTCAGGAGAGTGCTGACAATCACCATCATCGTCAATATATTCTCTAACCATAAAGAAATCATCATAGCCGTCTTTTTTAAAAACTTTAAAATTAGCGTAAATTAATCTAAGTAAATCTATTTCTTTAATCTGTTTACCTTTTTGATTTACTGCAATTTTCTCACTCCAAGGTCTGCCCTCAAAATCACGTTCAATTAACTTACAGTCTAAAAGTTCAAAAAAATGCTTGTGGGAACGCTCATACGTTCCCTCATTTTCTATAGTTCTTATCATTACTGGCATTATTTATCCTCCCTAATTATTTTATTAATTGTGTTTAATAAAGCACCAATGTTCTTATCTGTGGATACTCCGATTTGTTCAATGCTATCATCTTCAACAGAAAAATCTTGAGCAATCCAATCTTGCTCTTCTTGTTTCCAATCTTTAACATCTTCTTCAGTTCCAAAAGATATGGTGTATCCCTGATCTTCATAAACACTTCTTTTATATATTTTCATTTACTCACTCCCTATCAATCTGACTTCGCCTGATTGCTCATAACCTGACTGACCAGTATCAGAAACTTCAATACTAGTTTTAGACCATAGCCAAAAGTTTGGTTTTGCATCTCCGTCCTCGTAATAATCTGTCTCTTCTATTACTCTTATAGGTAAAGTCTTATCTTCTATTGTTTCCAATAGTTCAATTAATTCTTTAACAGTCATCAGGATTCTCCCATTTTTCTATTTGCTCAAGTAAACTTTCTGCACATTCTCTACGACCAAAATGAATAAAATCATCGTTTGTCTCACAAAGTTTTTCATCATTTAATTCAGTATTATCAACTTCATGTTCAAGCCATTCTTCTATCTTTGACAATACAAGATTTTGTTTTGAACAAGCTATTCTTGTTGTTTCAAGTTCTTGCTCTAATGCTTTAATAATATGCTTACTCATCATCCTCCTCCTCATTTTCATCGTCATCTTCGTCAGGTTCTGTATAAAATATAACGATGTGTTCTATTTCCTTATCTTTTGGTATATCGCCTTTTCTCTCAGCAATAATTTTTTCAAGGTCTTGGGTGTCTGCATAAGACCAGTTAGTATGGCCTAGCATTTCTTCACAAGCTTCGTCTAAAGCATCTGAATTATATCTCGACATAATTTTCTCCTATAATATGTGATTTATCTTATATATTTATCAAATAAAAAAGGCCATGTCAAACATGGCCTATATTTTATCTTCTACGTCTTGTTTTGGGTCGTTGGTTTTTATACTTGTCGTAGTCTGATCCGTATAAAATTTTCCCAATCCAATCGAATAAAAAAAACATCCTACCTCCTTTCGTTAAACTTGTCTTGTTGAATGTATTGGGAACATTTCACAAGCTATTTCATCAATAACTTCCCAATTAATTCCAATCATACAATCATGTTTATGTTTACACATTTGCAGTACTTCTCTTGCTTGTTCTTTAGTCAGCCAATCGCATTGACTAATTACATCTTCAGTACACCATTCAACAGATATTTGATCTTCATTTTCTACTAAATTTATGTCAACACGACCTTTAATTGAAGTGTCAATAGAATGCAATTCGTGTATATCATCTTCAAAGTGAACAAATACTTCTAAGTCTTGATCGCAATCTTTTAATTGTTTTATTAAATCTTTAACTTTCATCACAGCTCCTTTCATGTTGGTTATCTATTACAGCATCTCTGTGTAATTCTTCTTGATCATTTTCTATAAGTTCGTTCAACAAATCTCTAAGCTGAACTCTTTGTTGGGGCGTCCAAATATCTCTAGCAATATATGTAGTTCGCATCGTATTTTTTTCATGCTCGGCCACATCTATTAAAGAATTATATTCAAACTCTTTATGCTCTTCTTCATTATGTTGGAAACCATCTCCCATCTCTTCTTTAGTCAGCCAATGTTTCATCATTATCCTCCTCATCGTCAAAAGTAAAACCATTAACTTCTATTTTGTAGTTATAAGTATTAGGATAAGTTTGATGTTCGTCCCAAATATAGTCTTCAAGTGCTATACGTTTTGCGTGTTTTTCGTTATGAGCATCAATGTAAAACTCATGTTTTTGGGTAACTTTTACATAAAATTTTTGTAGTTTAGTCATTATAGTCCTCGTCTATTTCTAAAAAAACCATCTCCTCTATCCAAGATTTATGGCAAGTCCAGCATAAGTTCCAATTACTCTCCTTGCGATATTCTGTTGTTTCAGTGGTATTACAACTCGCACAAATTAACTTTTCAATCATAACTTGCCCTCCTCATATGTGTCATCTAGTTCAACAGATGAAATAAGGTCTTCATCATTTAAATCTGCTAATCTTTTTATAATTGCTTTTCTGATATCATCAGCTGTTACTGATTTGTGAGGATCTTCTGTTATATGGTTCACAGTAAAACCAAGAAAGCCTAAGCTATTATATTGTTTCATCACTTCTCCTCCTCAACATAGACAATATCAAAACCTAAATCTCCATAAGTCCACTCTCTCAAATAATACTGTAACTGCTCTAGTTGTCTATGACCATTACCGCCGTTTGAAACTTTAGAAGAGTATTTGAGGTATTCTAATTGTATAGCCTTTGCTTTTTCTTCGGCTTCCTCCATTGAATTTGCCTCAACTGTAAAATTACGATCAAGCCAAATATGAGCGTCTAGTTTAAAAGTATAATTTTTCATACAATCTCCTATATAATGTGTATAAGAGTTGTCGCATACTTTTAATTTATTGTCAAATCAAAAAGTTTTTTCCAGTCAAAAGGATATTGAAGTTTAAGATATGGTTCAAGCTGAAGGCCTTTGCTTCTCAGCTCTACTGCATCTTTGCCTTGGTACAAATATAAATCTTCTCGTCCTCTTACCATAATCCAAGCTGAACCATGTCCATGCCGAGTTAACCAAGCTACCTGATTAGGAGAAAGCTTAACAACATTACCAGTTGTAACTTTTAATTCTATAAAATGAAATTTACCTTTTGCATCACAGACAAGTAAATCAGGTATGCCAAGTGTCATCCAGTTTTCTATTCTTGTCAGGATTATATTATCAGGCAGTTTTTCTACTGCTCTTTTGATCTCCTGATAGAAGCCGTTTTCCTTCTTCGGCTGAGGCGGTGTCTTCGTGGTCAATAACTCCCTCAACTCTTTTTGGCTCATACGAATCTTTAATCTCCTTGAGAGCTTTTATTACTTCATCTTTAGACATACTATCAATCGTACCATGTCTAATCTCAGATTTATTAATATAGATATTACCTTGTGCTTGTCCTCTTCTATACTCAGCCTGAACAGCGGCTGAATAAGCACCATTCTCTAAAGCTCTATCTCTAATTGTCTGCAAATCTTTTAAATGTCGTTTGTAATTAACGCCATATTTTTCATCCAGTTCATCTCTATAAAGTTGAATTGCTCTTACAACATGAGGACAGATTTCAGGATTAGTCATTTCGTAAGCTCTTGTGTGAGCTGAAGAAGCTGGAAAACCAGCATTTATAGCAGCTTCTCTCATGGTTATCATACCATCGTTTGAGACAAGCTCCTTAACAAACTTCTCTTGTTTACGAGAGAGCTTGCTATGTATATCGACTTTTGGCCGACCTCTTCCTTTTTTCAAAGGTTTTAAAATACTCATATCTTATATATATAACAGAAATTATTTTTTTTCAAAAAACTTTTTAGGCTCTTATAAGGCCAAACTTGATTTAACAGTATGGTTACATATTTGTATATCAGTAATGTAACCATATATGTAACTGCTATAATCCTTATATATAAAGGGATACAGAGTAAAAGTTACATGGTTACACTAGTTACACCTATTTTTTAATAAAATTATTTTTTTTATTTTTCTGTCTATATATAAAGGCGTTTTTAATTTTTTGGAAATAAGTCTCTTTGGGAGGCGTGACTTGTGGACTTAGGATATGATGCTCCCACACTCTCTTCGTAGTCCCCTTCCTTTTCAAGCTGACTTCTACATGGTGGTATCCAAACCAAATCTGTTCCAAACGACCTTTCATCTTCTTCAAAACCTTTCCAAACAAACCAAGCATAGCTCGTAGCTGTGGACGCTGTTGCCGATAGCTTTCCTTTAAGGATTGGTACTCGCTCTGTAAACTGAGCCACAAAATCAGGATGTGTCTCTTTAAATAATCTTTCATATCTTCCTACACTTTCTAAAAACTGTGTTCTTGCAAAGATAGCAACACAGTATCTTGCTTGTTTTAATGCTTTTAATACAAATTCTTCCGCCAGGTTAAATGGTGGATTGGTTACAATGTAATGATATTTTTGTTTTTCATCTGTTTTAAGAAAATCTGCTATTCGGTCTTGACCATAATCATCTATGTCAGCTGAAACAACTTTATCAAAATATTCTTTCAAAACTTTTGTCATGTGACCAGCTCCGCAAGCTGGCTCTAAACAATTAATATGTCCATATCGGCCAGTAAATTTATTAGGTATACGCCAATATTTTTTTAAAACTTTCTCAAACAAAGCTCT